TCCATTTGTTTATCTAATACATCCATATCTTCTTCGGACTGCATTAGAATATTTTTTCTTACCCATTCGATTGAGTAATAACGTCCAATCATCTCTCCACTTGATATAGTATCAAGCATATCGATTCTTGAGGTCATCATCTCAAGTTTTTTGAGTTCTGAAAAATACCCATCATCTTCAAAGATGAAATTGATATTCTCTTGATAAACGTTCCACTCACCTTTATCAATAATTCCTTTTGCAAGGAGCTGAGTTCTCAATAGAGAATAAAGTAAATCTGAAAAGCGTTTACGTAGCTTTGTTACATATTTAGTAAACTTTATTTCATCTCTTGTTATTTCACCAGTTCTAGATAAACTCCAAGATGAGTCGGTTTCCATTCTACTGGCTGGAACGTGAAGTGACTGATATACTTTCTTCTGAAAATATGCTACATCATCCATATCACCAAGATTTTGTCCTCCTGGTAATGTCTCTACTTCAGTTCCTCGACCACCCTCTTTTCTAGGTAGCCAAAAATCTTCCATCATTGACATTGTATCTTTACCATTAGCTACAGTACCAGTGCTTGCATCATAAACCATCTTATTCTTAAACTTGTTCATAATGTTGCGGAGGTACGCTTCCGCTTTGGATTTTGGTAAGTTACCAACATCAATATAAAACACCCTTCTTTCTGGTGCTCGTGTAATTCTGTAAATAACCATTGAGTCTTCTAACATTCTCAATTGGTTAATCGGTTTCATTGCTTTATGAAGATAGGAAAGAATAACTTCTTTCTCTTTATCATATAGTCCAGAATCAGCCGTAGCGACCGCTTCCATAGCAACTTTTAGGGTTTGAGTAATTCCTTTACTCTCCTTAGTATATATCCAATATTCATCAACCCCGGTAACAACTTCAATGCCATTTTCATCTTTGTCTTTGATAATCTCTTTAATTTTCTTGATATTAGTGGCGTCAATATATCGTAACTCCTTAATACCTTTCTTGATATTATCATTATCAAAAATAATATGAAAGTGAAGTGCTCCATCTTCATACCATCGTCTGAATAGATCAGGTCCAGATCGGTTAAACTCTAATTTCTTAGAGATAACGTCAAATTCTTCTGCTATCATATCTTTGATATTCTTAGGCACATCAACCGTGTCTAGTTTATCAAGATATATTGTAACTGGGTCCTTATAAGGATCCAAAACTATTGCTTCGTTAACTATATCATCAATTGCTGATTCAGCTTCTGGATGTCTGGCAACTTGTCGATATTTAGCAATTAAATCTTGTTGTGTTTTAAATGCGGTGTCGAAATTGATGGAGAAGGCGTTTATTCCCCCTCCGTCAATTACAGTAGAACCATCGTCTAGATTTGGTGCAACAAAGGATTTACTCCCCTTTTCCACCACGTTAGAGCCGATTTTCTTCTCTATCTTATAACCAAATAGTTCCATATCACCAATTGTTGTTATTTAAGTTAGTATTTGAGTATATTTATACGACTCAAATAACAAACAGTATTAATTACCTAATACAGCAACATCAGCGCCATCAATTCCACCATCATCCCAAGATACACTAAAAGTAACTGTGTATTCTTGAACGGCATCAACTGTTTCCCAAGAGAGATCAATTGCTCCAACTTCGCTAGGCCAACCATACACACGTACTGAGTGTGTACTGTTATTACCGCCACGATCAAGTGGTTGAATTGTGATTTCTCTGTGGGCTTCCGCAACATCAATATCAGAACTAAATTTAGTAAATCCTGTGATGTTTTGTTGCCATCCTAAAATGGCTTCACGTACAACGTATCCTTCATCGTTGATAATTGTAGCCGTCCAGTCTGCGAATGTTCTGTCTCCAGGAACCTTCATCTTACGATTCTGATAAGGAACTTCGACTACACCTACAGTAGTAGCAGGTAGAGAAGCCGTCTTAATCATCATCTTGGTATCCATTTGAGCAATAGATACCTCAAACAAGTTAGGACGAGCGTAATCACCTGAATACTGGGTATTAAATTTTGTTATATCCATTTAGTTCTCCTATACTTGTCCAATCACTTCAGCAAAATCAACACCGGTTTTCGTAGCTACGAAATTCAGCGTGATAAAGTTGATTGATTTAGAAGGTTTAATAAACATACTAGCCACAAATTGATTTCCGTCAATGACTTCAGGCGTATTATTGCTTGCATCACATTGAACATAAAAATCATACATTCCTTGTCTAGCTTTAATTCCATTGAGATATGGATTAACCATATTCACGAAATTCTTACGAGTGAATTCGTTGTTGAATTCAAACAAGAAATATTTTGCGGATATTGATATCGCTTTTTCTAGAATAATGAACAATCTTCGTACATTGATTCTATCGAAAGCACTAGGTTTAACCAACAGAGTTCTATCTCCCCAGAGGACTGTGCCTTGACCTGGAAAAGTTACAATTGGATTGATTCCGTTTGGAAGCATATACAATTGATCTCTGTGTGCTAGAGTTGGTTGATAAGCAAGTTTTACAACTCCCTTAATCTGACCACGATTAAGACCACCTGGACTCCACCAAGCATCTCTTACGCTATCTGTATGAGCCATTAGCCCTGCTACATCGCCACTGAATCCGATCCAGCGGTATGTGTCAGAGTAGACATCATAAACGTATTTGTAGTTACCATCAAGTGTACCGTAAGATGAAGCAGAATTAAATGCTACATCGGTTCTCCAAGCAATTACATTGTTAACAGCGTTGGTTGCTCCACCAACATTAACAACTTCTTCTTTTGGAGGTGATACAATAGCGATACAGTCTTTACGACCTTCTGCTATTACTTCAATGATGTACTTAGAAACAACAGCAACCTGAGCAGAGTTCTCGTTAGAGATTCCGCCACCAATTGCTAGGGAAATATTAACTTCGTCCCCGTTTGCTAATGTGTCCCATCCTTGCATATACTCATTAGCACCAACAGTACCTGCATCCACTTGTGGGACCCAAGTATTACCTGCTGTTTCACAATCGCCTTGATCATCGGAACCACCGTCATCACAATGTGCGGCAACTTCAGCCGAAACTGCGATTCCACCACTGAAAGTGTAGGATGTAGCACCCGAATTAGTTACGTTTGCTGTGTTAATCCAAATTAATTTGGACATCTGATTAAGAGTATCCATAGCCCAGATGTTTCCACCGTCGCTATTTTTATCACCTTGTGATAAACCTACAAGATAACTTTCTACTATTTCAGTATCAACTACTACGACTACTGCCATTTCGTTGTTACCGGTATCTGGTTGCACATCGAATGCTCCGGCATATTGCCAGGAACTCCAAGATGCAGAACCATCGTGTGTTTCTACACTAATGCCATTTCCGTATGTACCAGGATATCGGCCGTAAAAGCCTTCTGTCAAAGTACCGGAATCCAACTGTGTTTCAAAATCTTCTTCTCCCGTGATTTGAGTTACGTTACCAGAAGGTGCGGCATTCATCGCACCAGAATCAACGACCCGAACTACTTGAAGACTATTAGTGTACTTCAAGAAAGAGGCAGAAGAAAGAAACGCTGGAAATGTATCGTTGGTTGGTTTTCCAAAGACAGATACAAGGTCGGCTTCTGAGGTGCATAGATAAGGTTCAAATGCAGGTCCCCAAGTAAAACGACCAACTGTACCACCTAAAGAAGTAGCAACCGCGGGAATAGACGTAGACAAATCAATTTCTTTTGTCTGTACGCCTGGGCTTAACTGAAATCCCATCGTTTTTCTCCTATATTAAAATAAGTGTTTAATTATGATTCCCCAATCGTTTTACCGTTATTGAATTATTATGCGATAATTCCGAGGAGGTCTGAAAAAGAACTTCTTCTCCAATCATTATAACTATTTATAATTTTCTTCTTTTCAGTCACAACATTAAGTAGTATAATATTTTATAATACCATATGAATATAACATACAAAAAAGCACATTAACCCATTTTAACTGAGGTTCAGTTTTCAACCATCCACAATAAACCCAAATCATACAATAAGGTAATGGTATAAACATTGTGTATGGATACCAATCCAGAATGACGCATACTACACCAATAATACCCAGTAACAATGCGATATTTTTCAAATGAAATTCTAACATTACAAACTCCTTTTCAATGTTTCTACATATTTTGCGATAGCGTGATCTAAACCATCTGTTTTTGAAATCAAACCATTATCATTATCTGGACCCCAATCCAAATCTTGACTATCTATAAAAAGGCCTGTATGTGCATAAGGCCAAGGAGGAGTAAAAGGGATAGGATCGCTACGGCGAACCACCCTCCAATGAGTGGGTTGTCCACCAGACAAAACTTGATCAGAGACTTTTGGCGATCCGTAAGAGTAAATTTGAACATTTTTTCCTCTTTTGTGAAGCCACATTCCTATTATTTGTGCAACAGCACCGCCTAAACTGTGGCCGGTAACGTGTACTGTCTGTTCAAGAGGGTATGTACGTGTCTGTTCTTGAGTAATTTCCCTGCTTGTCGTCATTGAAGTATCAATAATTTGCATTACAGTTACAGCGGCATCTCTAAATCCTTTGTGCATCCGGATTCCTGTATGAGCATCACTTACTAGCCTCACATCAATATCAGAAAGTACATTTGCCTCATTTGCCGTACCCCTAATAACTATTATTGTTATTCCATTATCTTGTTTCACTTCAAACGCAACTTCATCCTTTTGGTCACCACCACCATCGTAAATAGCTTTGCAATATTCTGCGTGTTCAATAAGAGAGGCTAGAGTGACTGGTAAATTTGACTTATCACCACTACCCAAATCATTATGCGTTTTGTCATCTTTGTTATGCTTTGCACAACTACTAAACAGCAGAATCGTTATTAGTATTATGAATTTCCAGTTCATCTTTCTTTTTCCAAGCAGTGGCACCTAATATAGCCCCAAATGATAAATGAAACATTGCTCCAGCTCCTAGAGTGAGTGGTTCCCATCTAGTAACATTACATTTCACTCCGGGTGGATATCGAACTATATCATTGCAATGTTCTTCCATTTTTAAATTCCATATTAGAGGAGCCACAAAAAAATCTATCAAACATATAAACATATATAACAATGCCGCCCAGTCTCTCCAATGTCTGTTTATTGTTTTATTTATTGACATAAGCTAATTGTAGATTTGCCATACTTCTCCATCTTCTACGACATATTTTTCTGTATCTACTACACCATCTTCGATGAACCCGAATGGAGTCAAGTCTTCTTCTATTTGCTTCATTTCACTATTATATAATTTGTTTCTCAAATCTATATTGTTTAATTCTTTGAATAGTTCTTGGGTAGCAAACCACGAAAACATAACTAAACTCATCACTAGATCATCATTACTACCTGCTTCGGCCGCCCAACTTTTTCCTTTAACAATAAATTGAGACATCTCAGATATTGTCTCTAAATCATTAATTATTAATTTGTTATTCTCTACAAGGTCTTTGAAATTAGAACAACCAACCGCTTTAACTCGCTTAGTCATTTTGATTCCTAATTTTGATTGGACACCAGATTCGTTAATTGTGTGTTCATATTCCAAATCATAATGGAGTATATTACAAACTTCACCACCAGGACCGTTCGATTCAATTAAAACTGTTGCATTATTGTATGCTGTTGCAACTTGATAAATTATGTTTGGGAGAAGAAGAGGAGATATTGTATTCGACCGATATTTGGCTACTTGCTTCCAGGGCATTTCTGTAATGTCAATCACATTAAACGTGGAGTAATCCTGACCACGACCTTCTGCTACATCTACGGCTATAAAATATTGATGTCCTTCGATAGTCTGTTCATAGACATCAAAATTATCCTTCCGTGATAGTGGACTTTTCTGAACAAGTTCGGCAATCTTTGCGGGTTTAATCAGAGTGCCAGCACTACCTAAAAATTCAGTTTCAAATTCCTGTCTAAATTGTTCTTCACTCGTATTTGCAATTGTCTGTCGCTTCCATTCTTCATCTCGTCCTGGTACATCCCACCAATTAACAGAAAATGATGTATAGTCGGAACGTCCTTCAACGGCATTAGTCCACATCTTATAGAAATGATTCATACCATTTGGAGTTGATACAATAATAACTTGTGATGTTTGTCCAGATGATATCGTAGGATATACAGAACTAAAAAATTCTTCTGCTAGATTTTGTGGAACAAATGCAAACTCATCAAGAAAAATCAGATTAAAAGAATATCCACGTATAGCACTTGATGACGTAGAAGAGGCGAGAATTCGGGAACCATTTTCTAAGGACATAGATCCTTTGTTCCATTCAGATACTCCTTGTTGAATGAACATAGGAAGTTTTTCATAAGCAAACTGAAGACGACCTAATAATTCTCTCGCGGTTGCTCCCTTATTCGCTAGAATCGCTATGTTCCTTTGTTCATTAAATAATACATAATGAAGCATAAATGCCAGACTTGTCTGTGATTTACCAGACTGTCTAGGACATTTGACTACACAAAATCGATTATTTGATAATACATTGATTAGATCCTCTTGAAATGGCCAGAGTTCAAATTTAATTAATCCTTCATCTATATTGACAATGGTCATATAGGTCTTAATAAAATAAATCGGATCATCCCTACATTTTATATACTCTTCTATCTCCTCTTTAGTATAGTTTTGAGGAACATTTAAACTTTTTAATAGGGGGTTACCTAGGTAGGAATTTATTGTCATAATATAGGGGCTTAATTAAATTTGTATCTTCTATCTACGTGTCGAACTTTAGATACGCCGTGGTCATAGATATAGGCCTCCTTTATTGGACCGTCTATGTTTTTATCCCAATAGTCTAGAAACTTTCCAATCCTTGGATAGTCTGGAATTTGATCTTCTGTCTGCCATATAAATTCATTTACTATGTGTAAATAATCTGGAATATAATATACTACTTGAACCGATGCAACAGTCCATTTTTTGATTATAATGTGTGCCACATTTCCTCCTGTAGTTTAGTTCCATACCGCTATATACCATAGTAATATGATTATTATGAACAACTCAAGGACCAATAGAGAATGATACCATACCCAACGAGTTTCGTATAAATCATCTCCAGTTTTGTCACGTCCGAAGACATTGAACATTTTATCTTTTACGACATCTAGCCAACCTTTAATCTTTCCCATTGAATGTTTTTCCCTTTAGCATTTCCTGTAATTCTGCGGTCGAGCCAACATAAAGATTATTGACGTTTGTTTTGGGCGCTTCTCCATCTTTCATAAGTTTTAACTCTTTCTGCATCCTTAACAATTCCATTGTAGTTTCGGATACATTTTTGATGAGACCGCTAGCCACTTCATATGCTCTCGGATGTTCCATTTCTTTCGCAAGTTCAAGAATACCTTCAAGAGCATCATTACCTCTTTCTATAAGATTATATAGGTTTTCTCTAGCATATTGATAATCCACTCCGAGATCGCCACTAATTGGATCTGATTCTATTGTTGATCTAGGCGCAAGTCCACGTTCTCTTCGTGCATTTACAATTCGTTTGTCAGAAAAGTGTACTCCATCGTAATCACTATTTGGAGTTCCAACATCTGGACATTCAAAATCTGCTATAATATCTTCAGCTACCTCTAATTCAGCATCTAATTTATCTTTAACGCTTTTCTTCTCTGTGTTCTTTTTCATAATCTCTTTTTGTTTCAATGGATTCAAAATAGATGATGTTACCATTTTTATCAAGTTTAATATTTTTAATGCCGAACCGGCTTTTCATATTTTTCTTTTTTCGGTCATCATCTGCCATATGGTCAAGGTCTTTCCAATAATAATTCATTTGTCCCAATTTCTTTTTATCAACCATCTTGTTTGCATAAGAAGACCACGTACCATCTCTTTCTTCAATATATTTTGCGAAAGTAATCA